TTCTTTTCCGTTCCTTGACTTCTTCCCGTGATACTCCGGGTTGAGACCATCCATAATGATGATTTAGTATACCAAGTATTCCTACCGGGGTAGCTTTACCGGAAACTAACTTATCAGATAAACTTTCCTCCCTCATTTGGGCTAAAATTTTATAAATTTGGTAAGCATCTGAGGTTTGATTTACTGTTCTCTTAAAACCCCAATCATTTATAGTATCCATAGATATACCAGTTAGCAAACTAAAGCATAAAGCTGTAATTTCTTTATCATATTCTAAACTAATTTCTATATATATATTCAATACATCTCTAACAGTTTGAATATTATATGTATTATTAGTAGAATTTATATCATTAGAGTTTAACTTAAAATTCATAAGTCTATTAGTACCTTTAAAAACGTGTTTATATATATATAATAGACATCCCTTCCATACAGACTGTGATTCCTTTTTCATATCTTCTATGCCCTGTTCCTCTATATACATAGATAGATATAATCGTATATCATTCTCATATACTTCTATGGAGCGTTCTTTATTTCTGTTATCCATACTCTATATATACCTGCTTTCTACAAATTTAGTGTATTTTTCCGCGCGCTTTTTGGTGTGAAAATTTACACTATAAACGCCGAAAAATGCGCTGTATCTATCATAAAAATATCATTAGATCATAAAATTGTCAACTGGATTTTAGGCAACAAAAAAGCCCCGTTTCCGGGGCCTTTAAAGCTATTCAAAATATAAATCTTTTGGATAAATACCATCATTGTCTGCTACCAGTTCACATGCTTCTGTGCATTCTTTGTATACGTCTTCTAAATCATATTCGATATCCTCCCATGTTTCAAAACTAAAACCGGTGTAAATTCCATTTCCGTCCCATTCTTCAACGTTTTCGCCGTTCTTCAATTTTTCCAGATCATCGGATAACTGACCGGGAAAAAATTCATATCCACTGTGTGCATAAACAATTTTTGAACCTTCAACATTCCACACAAACAGTGTCAAACCTCCGCCATTATCTTCAAAAACTTTAAACTTTCTCTCCGCCTTTCCGGCGCTGCGCGCCTATACACTTTTTAGGGTTCTCCCCTTTACAAGTACAATTTTACACTAAAAAACGTTAAAAGTCAAGCGCTTTTTGAAATTTCTTTCAAAAGAATTTAATTTTTTCATCATCTGTCGGAACAACCGAAATTATATCGGACGGTTGACATTTTAAAATTAGGCATATAGTATTCACTGTTTTTGTGGTAATATCCTTGTTTTTTCGGATCGCCTGCAAGGTGCTTTCAGAAAGTAAATTTTCTTTACGAATACGTTTATAATCCCACCCGGCATTCCTCAAATCCTTTAAAAGTCCACTTTTGTATACAATCATCTTTCCACCTTCCTTCTTTTTAGATCTTCCAGCGTTTTCGCGCTGGATTTAAAAAATTTTAACACCAATTTTTCAAACTGTCAACAGCAAAAAACTAAAAAAGGTTTAAATTTTTCCACCAAAAAAGGTTGACAAATAGCTGTTTATGTGCTAAACTATTCATAGTTCAAAGGGGGACTATAAAAAAATCCCGGTGCACGCCGTAGGAAGCTAGGTTGCTTTTCACCCGTAGGGGTTAGAAAAATTTTATAGGAAGGTTAAAAAGGTGGATCTAATGACTTCAAAAGCTCCGAAATTATTACAAGATTGCGCAAACGCGCGCAAAATGGATTTTAGCAACGGGTTGTTGCCGGAATGCGTTGTTGAAACAAATCAAATTTTGATGAATAAAGCTGTGAAATTTTATGATGTTATTTTGACAGAGGAAGAAGCAGAAAGAATCATATACGGAAAAATTTAAAAAATCCGAAACAAGCCCCGCGCGGGGCTTGTCATTCCGGGGGTTGCCGCCCGGGGTCCGATGATGGAAGGCAAGGAAGGGGAAAAATGAAAAAATACAATGTTATTTGTATAGGGTATAAAAACCCTAGCAAAAACGCAATTATTAAATTGCTGGAAATTGAAAAGAATTGGCTTGAAAATTTTGAAAATGATAGCCGCAAAATTTTAATTCATCCGGGCATCTGTATTAAAGAAACAGATGTATATAATAGCAACGTTTTGAATGAATACAGTCGCAAAAAATACACAGAGTATAATCTTGACGCTTCAGAACTCGAAACAAAATACGATTTTAACGCGCTGTATGAATTTAAAATTGCAATGTAATTTTTTCCGTTCCGTTTCCAGACGGCGCCGGGGGTCATGCCCCGGGCGGAGCTACCCAAAAAGGGAAAAAACAAAAAAAGAGGTGGAAATTATGAAAAAACGTTTTAGAATTACAGCCGCCGACAAAGCGCATTTTGAAAGTCTGATTTTTGACTATGAAAATTCCGGATTTATTTTATCGGTGCTTGAAGATCATTTTGCAATTCTGGAAAGTGCCGACAGCACTATAACAATAGAATATTGATTGAATGGGGCGTAAACGCGCCCCTTTTCCGCGTTCCGCGTTTCCGGCGGTATGCATCAAAGCAAAATGCGGACTAAAAACGATAACAAAAAAGGACCATGCCGCCCCGGCGGCCGTGTATTTGGTGATCTTATTTTTAAATTTTTGCGGGTCCTTTTTTGTGAAAACGCGACTTATAGCCGCCTATCGTTTACAGCTCAAGACGGGCGATGCTGTTAAAAATTGCGCCCGCATTTGCTGGAGCTTGTGCACCTCCAGACCAAAAACAGATTGCACACGCGCAGCGGCGCGCACACCGCCCAAAATAGCACATTGACAACCTATCAATTTTTCGTTTTTTTCTTGCCTTTTACGTATACCGGATTTTTCCGGGCTTGTTTCGCGCGTCTGTTTTTCTTCCAGTGCGCCCGGCTTGACTGGATCACATTCTCTATATGCGCTAAAAGTGCACAAAAAAACCGCCGGACCGGCTCTGTTTCCGGTGTAGAAATTCAGAAAAATTTTCAGAATTTCCGCGCAGGTCCCGCATGGATTTTTTGGTGGAAGTCTGCATTCCGGTAGGCGAATACCCCGGGGGTATCGAAAAATTTAGTTTAACTTTTTCGAGAAAAAATTTTCAAAAATTTTTGCTGTATAAATGTGAAATTTTTACAGCATTTCCGCACAATCCGAACCAGTACCCCGGGGGGTATCAATTTTGTTACCTTGAAATTTTCTGCCGGAATTTTCGCAAGTGAAAATCAGTCCAGAAGATGCATAAATGGACTTTGATAGTTCACGCTCCAGCTTTTTCATCGTCATTTCCGGGTTAGTAATTCTCACATATTCAAGCAATCTCTGCATATCCATATCTCATGTACTCCTTAAAAATTTTATCTGTTGTATTGATTATATTTCTTGCGTATGTTGCAATATAATCGCATATAATTTCTTCGGTGTCAATGTCAAAAGTGACGTGATACTCGAAACAAAAAGCATGTGTAATCTCATGCAACAGTACCTTATCAAGCATTCTCCCGGTCAGATCATCTCTAACCCATATTGTCTTTTCTGCATTGTCACAAGCTCCAAGCACATACTCTCCGTCACTTCTCATTAAATGCCTGTTTTTGGCATCTACAGCCCGCACAATCCACATTTTGCCGTTTATACGCATATTTCCTCACCGCCAATCAAAAGGGGCTTAAAAAGCCCCTAAATGGAAATCTAGCCCATTTTCTGCAAAAGCGTCTGTAATCTGGACTTCATCATTGTGCGCTCAGCATTTCCAATTGTCCCCCATACGTCCACCAGTTCATCCATGAGTGTTTTGGTAAAATGGTCGAAATTTTCCGTTGTTGTGTCTGTCATGTACTTCTGCCGTGCTTTTTCTGTTTCACTTACCGGCTCTGTATAATATCTCTTGCCCTGCTGTTTATCCATATCACGATACCATTCAGCAGAATGCTCCTTAAACATTTCCGGCGTCATTCTATACTCGCCCTCTTTCATTTCTTTTGCGATCAGCGAATGGTACTCTGCTTCTGCAAGGTCCTTAATCATGTCCACAACCTCGCCAAGCTCTTTTGTATCAACGCATTTAAGGTCCTGTTCCAGCTCCTCACAAGCCGCCTCTGTTAAGGCTTCAATCATCTTGTGTATTCTCTCAATGTGCATATCATCACCCCCATTAAACACCGCTAACTCTTGTAACTGTCAAATTTGCGTTCTTGACTAAGATAGCCTGGTCGGATGTATTTACAACGCTTATGACAGCGCAACATGGAGCGCATACCCTTACTAGATGCTCAGTTGATACGTTGTTGTAATCTCCTGTTCCCCCTGGTGTAGATGTCATTACAGCTCCGGGAATTGGCTCACCGTCAAGCGCAAGTGCAATACTGATACTCCCGGCTGTTCCGGTTGTAGGTACGGCAATATCACCATTAAATGCGACTTCATAAATCCCAGGCTTAGCAAGCGTAACCTGTGCGCTTCCCTCTCTATGTCTCTCTGCTCCGCATCCGCTCTTTAAAGCTGTTTCGGAAAACAATACAGCACCATCAACAGATAATCTCTGTGGTGCAATTCCTGTTATCTCAATCATGTTATCCTCTCTTTCTTTACCACAAAAAAGGGCAAACCATTACAAGGTCTGCCCCAGCTTATCGTAACACTACCTATTCGGCAGACATATCCGTATTCATTTCGGATAAGATACTAAGTATTCTCTTTTGGTTATCCACAATCTTGTCAAGATACACTCTATCTTGCCTTTGTAATTCTCTTAGCAGATCATCATTGCTGGATTGGCTCATATCATTCTGATAGCCCAAGGTCTGTAAAATTACGGAAAAAATAGTCAATGCATCCAGAAAGTCAAGATTGTTTCCGTTTTGACTTATCATGCGCAACTGCATCCATTACCGAAAGCATTCATAGCTAACACCTGCGACTGATACGGGCTACAAGTGATGTAGGCCGGGCGCGGAGTAGGACTAAGAGCATTGATTAACGTTGTATTCTGCGCCTGCTGGCTCAACTGGAAGTTTGCAGTCTGCAAATTGTCTCTCAATGTCTGAATTTCATTCTGCGTAATTGTGTCGATAATACGCTGTGTGTTTGCGTTTCCAGCGTTGATAATGTCGCATGTGTTCTTTGCGTTCTCATATCTTACACTGTCAAGGTTTCTGTTGGTCTCACAGCAGCAATCCTTCATCTGATACCCAAGCGTTGTAATTCCGTTTGCTACATTCGCAAAGCCGGTACACATATCACGCTGTACGCCGTTGAAACCATTCAGCATAGTGGTGTTCTGCGCATAGAATCCGTCACACAAGCCATTCTGTACGCCTCTTACGCTGTCAGACAGTTCCTGAAAATTCATATCCTGGCAAAGATCACCTCTTGTGAGTGCTCCCTGTACGGCATTGTTTCCACCAAAGCCACCATTACCCCAGCCACCAAAGGCAAAGAATAATACAAAAATCACCAACCATAGCGCACCGCCGTCAAATCCATCATTACTACCATATCCACTTGCCGGGGCAACTGGCATGGTAAAAGGTGTGTTTTCATTGAACATAACCATTACCTCTTTCTTTTAATTTTTATATACTAATCTTGCAAGATTTTAAGTATCTATTTAACGCCAAACTGATTTTTAAAATCCGAAAAAGCCTGATCGAAATCAACTCCGCGTTCTTTTGCCATATTTCTTCCAAACTGCTCTATTCCGGAAACATTACCGCTTTGAGCCATATTCAAAATATTTTGGGCCATTGGATTGTTTTTCATCTGCGGATTGTTGTTCATCATCTGCTGTAAAAATGCCTGCGGATTTCTAACGGCATTCATAATCTGCATTGGGTTCATCATTCTGTATCACCATCCTTTTTAGCCTTTATAGAGGTTGTTTTAGTTCCGAATGACTTTTCAATCTTGTCCAGTCTTGCCATCACTTCGTCAAGTTTTCCCATAATGCCCTCTGTAGCGCTCTCAGATAGCCCTATTTCGGCTTTTGAGACTTCACTCGATGAAATACCAGCATGTTGTGCATTAGGCGCTAAAACGGGCTTGTACGATGTTGTCTTGATTGTTCCGTCCGCGTTCCATATCCGGTGCTGGATTTCATCACCGCTTTTCTTAAAGAACACGGCTCCTACATTGTCCATCGGAACGTCATTCGCTGTAATACTGGAAAAATCATCAACAATGCGTCCGCTCAATGTTCCCGACATTTGTGTCGGAGACATGCCAGGCTGCGCATACTGCGGATACTGCTGTTCAAGCTGTGCCAATCGCTGTTGGGCGTTCATCATAGGGTTATAAGGTTGTTGATACATTGGCATCGGGCTGTAATACGGACTGTATGCTTGCATAGGGATTTTCCTCCTCTATTTCCTCTATAATTTTTGAAAATACGTTTACTGCTGTTGATTGACAGCCTATTGGTATCTTCTGCATATCTGGGTGGCTGAAAATCCTCTCCAAGAAATCATCTGTAAACATTTTCATCACTTCCTTTTTTCTTAATTTTGGCATAAAAAAAGGCGGCATAACCGTCACCAATGAATACAAAAACAGTAATATTTTAAGAAAATAGAATAATCTCTAGCCTTTTCAACAAGCCTTTTCTCGGCAATCTCTAGCTGTCGGGATTGTAAGTGATTGCTGAGAACCATAGTAAATTAAACTGATGTGAAAAATATTTCCACATCATCACCTCTAATTATAACTTTTTCAATACATTCTTTCAATATCTTGTTCTTTTGCTTATTTTCAAGTTCGTTCCATATCTCTGCACTGCTCTTTATGGTCTCCATCTTCTCGAAAGACTTTTCATTTTCGTTCGACTGCTCAATTTTAAACTGCTCCCTTAAGACTTTCAGCCGGCTTTCTTCTGCCTGTATAAGCTCTAGCAGACTTTCACTCTGATTATCAACATACAGCGTATAAAACTTCTTGACCTTAGCAGATACCTTTTTGATTTCAGCCTCAATGGCTCTGAAATCTGTCTCTTTCTTTTCGGGTTCATCATACTTCAACGCGAAATTTAGGAATTGACTTTCAACTTCGTTTTCAATTTCATGGGCTTTCGGTTTGATGTTATTGCAATTCTCGTCACGTTTCATGTATTCTTTCCCGGCATGGTCCTGCGAGTAGCACATCAACTTATGGTACGCTCCCCACTTGATATAACGCATTCTGGCACCGCATACACCGCACCAGCATAGACCTGTGAGCATATTGTCATTGCTAACGTATGAATGCGTATGACGCTTTTCTGCACATTCCTGCACCCTGTTGTAAAGTTCTATGGTTATGATCGGCTCATGCCTGCCTTTATACACATTCCCGCCGAATTCGATCATACCTAAGTAGGCTTTATGCGTCAATACCTGCCTCACGGACCTCTCGCACGCAAACCCCAAAATCTTTGAGATTTTTTCGCACGAATATCCGTCAAGATACAGCTCATATGCTCTTTTGACCTTTTCAGCGTCATCATTCGGATGTAAAATGCCGTCATTCCGGTCATAATTGTAGCCAATAGGGATTGTGGCACCGCCCATCCAATAGCCCTTTTTTACTCGCTCCAGTTTCCCGGCCTTTGTGCGCATGAGAATAACTTCACGCTCATACTGCCCCATGATTGCGTTTACGCCAATCATTACCTTGTCCATTGGATTGTCGAAACGCAAATCCTCTGTTACAGATTCAACATGCACTCCATATTGCGGCAATGTCCGATACAGAAGCGTCAATGTATCAATCACATCACGGCTCATTCGGTCAAGCTTATAAATATAGACTGTTCCTATTTCTCCGTATTCCGCATCATGCAGAAGTGAAGTAATGTCCGGGCGCTCCATCTTCGCACCACTATAACCACCATCTATATACCACTTTTCAATTTTCACCCCTTTTCTTTCGCAGTATTCGGTGATTTTTGCCCTCTGCAAATCAAGCCCATACTTCTCGACTTGCGAATCAGATGATACCCTTAAATATGCAACATTCTTTTTCATGTCTTTCCTCCATTTGGCAAGAGAAAAGGCTAGAAATTATTCTAGCCTAATTCTAAACTATTTACTTTTTCTTGTCAACTTTCCGACCATGATCTTTTTTGCCTGATCTATATGCACCTCATAGTCCTGCATTTCTTCTTTGCTGACCTTCTTTCCGTTGATATATACTGTTGTCAATGTATCCATCTCCCTTATGAAATCCTTGATTTTAGCGCACAAGACACATTTGCGCTTTGTTACTGTTGATGTAGATACACCCAGCTTATCCGCAATCTGAACGTCACTACATCTTTTGCTTGTCATATCGAATAATATGCTTTCTTCCTCCGAAAAATTACAATTTTCCTTCAAGAAGTCGAGTTCCGGCCTGCTCAGTCTGTACAATTTGTTCATGGGCATGGCCTCCGCTATTATTTTTATACTTTAATGCTCCTTTTGCTCCTTGCATCACCAGTTTACCGTGACAGCATGTGCAGATTTTCCACTTGCTATTGTCAAGCGTTTCTCCACACTGATAGCATAATCCGTTCTGTTTTCTATATTCCCTCGTTCCGATTGTCTCGGAATGTTTCTTTTCCCTGATTGACCTTGCGTATCTTCTGCAATACATCAAACATTCATTGCAACGTCTCTTTCCGGGTGCTGCCTCTCGTTTACCGCACTGGATGCAGATTCCGGAATTTTCACGTTGTTCTCTAAGTGCCTTTGCCACCTCCCTCTGGTGCTCTAGATTGCTGGCCCTTTTATTTGCGTCAAATGTTTTCTTGTGTTTTGAATGTTCAAGCGAACACTTCTCACACATTTTTTGTCCATCAATGTATAGCTGATTCTTGTGGCATCTGGGGCAAATCCCAAGATCAAGATAGAGCTGCTTGCTAAGTTTGTATTCCTCATTCTTTTTAGCTTTACAGCTCATGCAGTATGCCCCGGTTGTGTCCATAACTGCATTACACTTAACGCATCTTCCAGCATTTTTTCTTTCGTGATATTTGTTTTTGCTTTGAGTATTATTTTTCTCTACACACTTAGAACACATAACCCCTTCCCTGTCTAACTCTTTACCGCAATATCGACAGGTTGTTGCCGTTTTATATTTGATATACACCCAAATACCCCCTTGACCTAATAAATTCATTCCACAATGCCCTTATTTATCCCTCAGAGTACCTTATTTTCGATTTTTAGTATTTTGATGATAATTTTCCTTGCTGAAATCATAAAGTGTCTAAAACAGCCTTAAAATGGATTGTGCGGCTATTCTGCTTTTTTGCTATCTTCCAGCGCGATCTTATCATACCCCTCAATATCCAATGATCTGATTGTTTGCAATATCTTAGGTGGCAATTTTGCATCTTCATGTGCCCTATTCACCACCGCCCTATAAGTCCGGATGAAATTGGACTGTATAACATTCTCAACGCTTTCGATATTGGTCTGAGACCAATTTCTAAGCTGTGATGCATTACCAACAGCCTTTTGAACAATCTCCGGCAGTTTCTTAAATTCTTCCTCAGCTCCGTAATAGCCATTCCTTAATGCCCTACTTACAAGCCCCCACGCTTCCATCTCTGTAGGCTCATTTGCCATTGTAACAAGCCTGTATTGCTCACGTATGTCCGCAACAAGAGGAGGATACTTGCAAGATACAATGTATTTCTGCACCGCCATAGCGCACGTCTTATAGTCCAAGTCCTTTAGCATTTCGTACCAGACGTTGAATGCGTACTGGTCCGGTATGAATGTCGGCGCAGTGTAAACGGCTTTCATAGCCTTAACCAAAATCCCAAATTCATCACTGGTCATTGCAGTTCCTCACCCAATCGTCAACAATGTCAACACGATTTCGGATTGTGTCTATATATGCGTTTCCTGTCTGCTTATCCTCAATTATGTTTTGGTTTAGATAGCCCTCAAACTTATTTCCAAAAAGTGTTTCCGGCCTAAGATACTTCTCTTGTGACGTACCCAGCCACTCTTTAGCTTTCTTGTCGATAACAGTATAAAAATCATCTTCTGTATATCCATCTTTAATTCTTGCTTTAATACGTATTTGTGTACTAGATGTATTGTATCTATATCTTGTATTACATTTATTATTTAAGTAATCTATAACTTTTTTAATTATATCTAAGTTATTCTCTTTATTTTTTTTATCTAAATCAGATTCAGAAGCAGAATCAGATATAGATATAGAAACAGAATCAGATACAGATACAGCTACAGATGTATCCATAGGGTATGGATACCCTATGGATAGGGTATCTGTTTTGTACCTTTCAATCAGTTCTAAGATGTATTTTCTAAAACCATCATCCTTAATGTGCGCGGCTACTTTTGAAGCTCCGGAAAGCATTTTGTCTGATCTGCTCCAGTTGTATTTGTGCCAATTCAGGATCAATACTTCCTTTGTATTTGCGTTGTACTTAATGATCTTATGCACATACTCAAAACGATTGAAAAGACGATTGATTGTATCCTTGTTGTAGCCTGTCTGATTTACCATTTGGCTATAACTCACCTCGTAGCATCCGCAAATATTTGTCTGCGGATTAGTCAAAAGGTATAAATAGAAATACTTATCCTCCGGTGTAAAATCGTCATACACCTTGTTGTCAGTCCAGAAGGAAAGCTGTATATTTCGGTATACTGCCATTTGTGCCTCCTACCAGCTCATATATAAGCAATTCAATGGAATTTCCTCTGACTGTTCATAAATGCAATCCTGCAAACTTTCCAATACTCTTATTGCTCCGTCTAGCGTTCCCCAGCCGTTCTCAGGCTCATACTGAAAATATTTCGCTCTGTTCGTGCGCAACTCCTTTATTCCACGTTGAACCTTTTCGAGGACAAAATCACACTTATAAAGGCAATCATGCCATTCTCCGTTTTCGTCTTTCTCGCCTTGCGAATAATCCCAGTCCATACACTTACGGAACATCTCTCCAAGATTATATGTTGGATTGTCTAATTCCGGCGTTGCGATCGTAGGATATGCTTCACATCCTTCTGCTTTTACACGGATTTTAAGATCATAGCTCATTTTTTATCACCTCCTTTCAAAAGTTCCCAAAATTTCTCAAACTGTTTCTGCGACACTTTGTTGTTTGCTTTTTCTGGCTTTAAAGAAACAATCAGGTGCTTGTCAATGATGCTTGAAAGCTCCCTAGCAAGTTTTTTTCTGCCCTGGTCTATGCCGTCTCGGTATCCTTTGCTTGTCTTTTGTTCTCCGATCTGACCGCTTGAACGATTTTCGCCTTGTCCTCCCAAACTGACATTTCGGAGTTGAAAACCTGCGTCTGCATACTTTTTGATGTAGAATTTCTCTTTTTCGTCAAGCTGCTCCTTTGGAAAATTCAGAAATTCCAAATGCCAACCATAAGGATTTTTCTCGCCTTCATACAGACCATGCTTACGAATTGATAAATCAATATGCTGTTGATATCCTGTCAAGTGTCCGCAACAACGTTGAATGATGTTTACTGCCTGTCCGATATATGCGAATTTAAATCCGTTTTCATCTGTTCTCAGGAAGAAATAGATACCGCTCTTATCGTTCAATGCCGGATTCAGCTTTAATAATCGTTCACGGTTCTTCTTCTCGATGGCGTAAATCTGTCTATAATTAGGTTTGCCCATCTACACCTCCTCTCTATCCTGTCTCTTATGTACAGTATTTCTAACTTTTGCCATCCCATTAGTTCCGCCAATAATATAGGCTATTTCTGCATTATTTTCCTCTAACTGCGTTTGTGCACCCATGTCATTACGAACATCACACTCAATGGCAATAATTTCATTTGCGGTAATTCTTTTTAAAATCTCGTTAACTTTCTTCTTTTTTAGAATAACCATCAACCAGTCCTTTCGTCACAATTACTAAACAGGCAGTTATTGTACTCATCCTTAAATGGTAATCCTTTGCAGAAATAAAACCATTTACATATGTCTTACTTATCTCGTCCTCATAATGTTTCAATTCCGCAACAACCTTGTCCACATCATAGGCTGTCGGCTGATTTTTTATATCAGTTAAAATCTGCTTAAAGCCTGTTTCAAAAGTTATCCCATCCGTAACAGTTACAAGTTTTAAATATCTTATCAAATCATCCACATCAATCAAGTCTTCCCATCTTCTTCCTCCTTCACATATATTTCATCATCCTGCGGAAACTGGAACACGAAACGCACTCCATAATGCACTTCTCCGCAATGCTTGTGCTCCTCTGAATGCTGGTAGCACGCTCTTAACAGTTCCATAGCCTTAATAGCCTTTTCTTCGTTGGAATAACTGGCAATAACACTATGAAATAATTTCTCCGGTGGACTTTCTACATCTCTAGTTGCTACTATTACATTGTCATTCGTAATACCAATAACAAAATTTTCATATGGAAAATCTTCTTTTCCATCTTGACTAATCACTCTCATTCTTTTTCGCCTCGCTTTCTTTTCTCTATAAATATCTTTTCCGCGGTTTCTTCCTTATACAGCTTTTCAGCCTCACTTTTTGTCATGTAGTAATACTGCTTAATTCCATTCGCTCCATAAACAACCCATGCTCCATGGATATTTTTTTCTGTAAAAAATATTGGATACATTGTTCTCCTATATGCCCGTATTTTCGATTTCTAGCCACTTTCGGATTTTAATGGATAAATTATCGTTCGGTGACTAAAAATCGAATGTAGGGCTTGTATGTCAGCCTACATATCAATGTAGCAAATCATCAAATGAAATCTGCCCGTCCGCATCTTCCTTGAATGCAAGCATTTCATTCTTTGCACGTTCGTAGAAATTACGATCAATTTCAAACCCATACGCATTTCTCCCAAGATCATGAGCGGCTCTTAGCGTTGAACCGCTTCCACAACAGGGGTCTATCACAACATCTCCAGGATCAGTGAAAATTTCGATCAGTTTTTTAATTACGGCAACAGGCTTTTGAGCTGGATGAATTTTAGGTATATCTTTTCCGTCACGCTCCCATGTGAACCAATTAAAAATCATATGACCGGTTCCACGGATATTCTTTCCATCCTCATCAATCTGCAATCCATTTCTGAATTTTGGCAACTTGTCCCTGTAAAGTACAATCGCATACTCAGTAGCTCCAACAATACGCATATTTGCTTTCAGCACTTGCGGACTGTAGTTTTTTACAAAAACAAGAGGAATGTAATGAACAAATCCATGCTTTTTAGCTGCATTGATAAGGGTATGAATTTGTTCAAAACTGCAAAACACAATCATGCATGGGCTATTACTGCTCCTCCCTCTGCTTTGCGCTTTTGTATCCTCCTTTTTTAACATTCTCGAACAGAAATGAAAATACTCATACAGATTAAAGTTGAAATCCGAATTGAATGCAGATTTTCCTGCCAATTTACTTTCACCGTTCTTACTGTCCCCCCCTTATACCACATTGGATTGCTGCCATAAAAATTGTTTCCAACGTTATACGGAACATCTGCAATCACAAGCTGTGCTTTTGGTATATTGTATCTCTTAAAGCCTTGCATTGAATCTCTGTAAATCTCACACTTTAATTTTTTTTCATGCTCCATCTTTTACACCTTAATACTTTATATTCAGTCCGCCGTTCTCGTTAATCCAGTCTATAATTTCCTTATAGCCCTGCTCCTCATAAATCCTCTTTTCATCGGCCACTCTCAGAAAAAATCCGATGCTTACAAACGTCTTCTTAACGGTGTTCAGTTCCTGTTTGATGATGCGCTCCAGCACTTCGGCTGACAAATCCTGATAGTGCTTATTATCCCAGTTCCAGACAATCGCATCAATCGCGGTTACTTCATCCATGTTCTTTCCCCCTCTCCTTACTGGATCCATGCCATCTGCGGTAATGCCTCCAGCAGTCTGTCAAATTCTTCTGTGCTTTGATGCCAGCCTATGAACCCATCCTTTTCGGCCGTTTCGTACTTTTCCTCGATTGCTTTCACCATCTGCAGATATCCGGTATTTTCATCCCTTAGAATGTCCAGCGCTGCCTTAAGGCAGTCGTACCGATGCATCAAAGCCAGGTACTGCTTTGCAACCTTGAAACATATGTGCGCCGCATCTAGAATCTCCTTTTTCGTCATACGTTCCATTCGCTTTCGGTTTTCTTCATGTGCCCAGCGCTCCTCGTATCCGTCATTCAGCCCGAAATAATCACCTTCGTATTCATCCCATCCCATCAGCTGGCCGCTGTCGATTGCTCCAAAGAATGTATCAAAGCACTCTGGGATATATTCATCGCTCATATCTCGTTCCATCTGTTCACACTCCGCGCATAGATCGGCAAACATCATCTTGAATTCATATTCCTGGTCTTCGTCTCCGTCCAGGGCGTTCAGCAGTGTTTCATCATCCGTCTCAAAGTAATACCGGACATTGTCGCATTCTTCCTGCATCTCCCACAGCATTTCCTGTATGGTTTCCAGATTCATGTTTTTGGAAATAGCCTTTTTATACCTAAGGTTCCTCGCTTTTTCTCGCTTCATTTCTTCTGCGTCTGCCATACCATTTTCCCCCTTCCCTCTGTTACTCCAACACCGCCGTCTCAGCGTCTTCCAGCTCCTCCAAGATACGCTCATATTGCTGCATCTTGTCGATCTCCTGCTCAACAGACTCCAGCAAGTTGTCGATCGTGTTTCGCATGAGGGTGATCTTGCCCTCTGTTTCGTCAATGATTTTCTGGCAGTTCTTGGCCAGCAGCTGGTACGCAGCCATCACCGCTGCCTTGTCCAGCGTCACCGACTTCGGTTCCTTTGCCGCCGGTTCCGCCACTTTTTCACATTCGGCCGTTGTTTCAACGGTTGCATCCACTTCTTCGTCCATTGCCTCATCCATTGCATCTGATGCATTTGGCAGAGGCTTGTGCTCAAACAAGGTATCACCATCAATCGAGAGTTCAAACAAGGTATCATCATCAAACGGGTTTCCAACAAACTCCGGCTCTGATGTAACCTGTTCCGGAACTACCAGTTCCGGTTCTTCCACCCTCTTCTTCGGCCTACCGCCGTTGTGCCCACTGTTACGTTTCGGAACCGTGATGCCATTGTCGGCTACAAATGCGTCAAACAGATCACGATCGCACTTGTTGTCGTCCAGCAACCCTGTCAGCCCATCAGAATTCGGCGTTCCTCAATGTAATGTCGGTATGTATCGCTCGCTTTTTCAATACGCCTTAACAATCGCTCTCTGCTTATCGATTCAAAATTCATCCTATTTCCCCTCCTACTGTGGATATGTCCTTGTGACGGCGTTCTCACCCTCCGTCATATATTTTGAATATGCCATGCTGACGATCACTTCCCGTCCACGGCATCTGATAGAGGTCAAGCATTGTGTGTTTTGGTTCGCCCACTGTTATACCTCCTTAATTAAACGGAAGTCCATCTTCCTCAGAACCGTCCGGAATACTCATAAATCCGTCAAGCGGTGCATCATTTCCGGGTGCGGTCTGTTCGCTGTTGCGCTTGCTCTCGCAAAACTCATGCGAATCAACCACTACATCCGTGGTGTAAATCTTCTGACCTTCCTTATTCGTGTAGCTCCCAGTCTGAATGCGCCCCTCAATAGCAATCTTTGTTCCCTTTTTAAGATACTTCTCTGCGAACTCTCCGTTCTTGCCAAATGCAATGCACGAAATAAAATCTGCGTTCTGCTGATTGTCTGCCTTAACCCGGCGATCAACTGCAAGATTGTATCTTGCTACACACATGGACTGCTGACTTTGCGTGTAATTCACACTAGGGTCTTTTGTCAAGCGTCCGATTAAAATAACCTTATTCATTGGTTTTAACACCTCCTAAACTATGTTTATCATTTAAAAAAGCATTTACTTTTTCGATATAGTAAAAACCATCTATAAATTCTTGAACTGTACTTGTATACATTTGCTTTTTATTGCATTCTTCATAAAAACAGACTTTAAAATGAAGTTCTTTTATTAAATCATCAAATTCAACAATTATTGGTTTCCACTGATATTCCGTAGGAAGAAAAGAATTTATTCCCCATCCAGCTTTTGCTTTGTTATAATACTTATCCGTTCCATACAAAGATATTAAATGGCTTTCGATGGCTTCTGCTTCACTACGATTTTTTACAACTATATATTCTACCAAAAACTGTCCATCAATATACCAATCCTCTCTTGTATGTGTTTTGTGCCTATTTGCAATAGTTCCTTTGTAGACAATCCCAACATATTTAATTATGCCATCAGACATATCTGTATATCGGTATACACAAACATATTCGTCCAATTTATGTGTTAATAAATCAATAGGTATCATTTTTCAATAATAAACCACTCCTTTAAAATGGAATTTCATTCAACGATACATTCAACCCGCTCCGGGCAATATATACGTTGCAACGAACCGTTTCTTTTAGCATTTTCAGCACCTCTCCTCCGTCACAACTGCTATCCGATAGGTGACAAGCAATTACGTTTTGCAGATATTGTGTGCTGTTCTGTTTTAACCAATCGCAAGCATTCTGCACGCTCATATGCCCGGTTAGGACGTGCTTTCGCTTTGCTTCCGTGTCGAAAATGTGCCGTTGATCGTAATTGGTTGCAATGAGTATGTGATTGATTTTTCTCTTACTCATATTCCATACCATCAACTTTGTATCCGTGAAATACAGCATTTCGCCCATTTCTTTGTGCAGAATGTAAAAACCATAGCATTTGCACTCTGTTCCGTCAGCATTCGAGTGCTGCCAAGTTCTAAATTCCTTGTCCATCAATGGGAGTGGAAATACTGTAAATTTTCCGAAATTCTGGGGCTTTAGCTCTGGTTCATCACTCTCATACGGGCACCAGACGTTCAGCCCCATTTTTCGTAAATCTCTAACAGACTTTGAGTGGTCTGTGTGGCAGTGCGTTACGCAAGCTCCTACAACCTGTTGCAGATTAAATCCAAGTCCGATTTTTAAAGCCATAATATCTGCACCAGCGTCAAGTATAAGCGTTTCTCCATCACTACTTTGCAACAGATAGCAGTTGCCTTTAGAACCACTACATATACATTTTAGGTTCATTTCACCTCCTACGGATTGTAAAGAACATATCTTGCATCAGAATACAGCTTTTTGGTATTACTCCAGTATAATCGTCTTGTCTTTATTGGCTCTTCCAATTCCTTGTAATCACGCAATTCGTCAAAATAATGCGTCATTTCGTAAACCTTTTTGCTATATTCTTTCTCTAAATTTGCTACTTTTTCCAAAAATTGATATGTCACGTCTCCTTTATAGAACAGCATTCCGTCAAATATTCCGACCATAGCATTCAGAATATGTCCATCGCATTCCCTGGGCGGATATTCAACAGCAAAAAACTTCTCAAGCTTGTCAATCTCGATTGTCTTATACTTTTTTCTTTCTTGTTCTGCCTCTTTTTCCATCTGTTCAATATCTGTTCTTGAACCCCAATCAAAACATCCGTTTTCGGTCCTGTAGAAAAAGTAGCGATCATTACCTTCTACTTTTTGGATAATTCCGGTATAAACATCTCCAAGAATAATCTTTCCCACAACATCACCAACTGAAAGTTTTTCATATTTTGGCTTTGGTTTCTTTTTTGCATCTTCCAGTTGTTGCATATATGAGAATATATCCATTTGACCTTCCATCATTCCTCCATGAATGCCGGAATGTTTTCACTTTCCTGTGGAACGTCTACAACCTCGACTTCATCCGGTGCAAAATCAACCGTGCTGGAATTTACCTCAATGTCATGTGTTACATCCTCTGCAATCATGTCAACGCTTTCAACCTCATCCAGCCGATCGGAAATTTCAGAAATGTTTCCATCTGTGCTTGTGTTGGCAATAATCTTGCATAACCGGTTGATAACAGTCTTTTTTGCCATCTGATCTCTAAACTTTGTGTGCGTGCTTGTAGCATCTTCTTTCAGACCGCCAATGCGCTGGTTCCACGCTTTTTTCAACTGATTGATGTTCATAACTTCTGTAATCTTCGAACCATCACCCATAATTGCTACGGCATACGCTCCCTTAATCTTATCGGTATCAATATTCATAAAGTCCTGCGTGTGCTCGTCAATATACTTCACTCCATCCTGAATGTGATACTTAAATGTATCTCCCTCGTAGATGATCTCGGCATTGATTTTCTTCATTCCGTTGCGTCTTGCAAGCGTAATGTTGCCAAAGTAGGACTTCTGGAACTGGCACTTGCCACCATAAGCAATGAAATATCCCTGTTTCTTGTTGGCATTTAGACCAAGCGTGCACATATCCATCAATGAATTGGCAATGCTAGCCTGTGAACAGCTTTCAAGAATGCACTTTCCGTTCTTGTCGGTTGTCTCCTTCATAATCAGGTATGCGCCCGTAAGAGCATTGGTGGGGTTATAATCAGCCGGAAAAGCCAATCCATACTGTTCCTTCTGCTTTAACTGTGCGGACAATCCATCAATGAAAGCATTGTTCACAACAAGTTCAGCCTGTCTCTTGCCTGTTTCTGCAATTTCGTTCTTTGTTGCCATAATTTTAATCCTTTCTTGAATTTATTTAATTGATACCGGGCATATAGCCCGGCTCAAAAATCAAAATGAAATTTTTAATTCTGTATCGTCTGAAACGCATAAATAAATCATCTGGCAATCCATCTTGATTGCATTCAGATTGTCGGTGTCAAGGCATTCAGCACCGTCAACGAACACCGGATATTCAACTCCATAGAATTTCTGCAATCCCTTGATAATGTCCAATTTCATGCGTATCTGCAATCCTGTATTCGTTGCGGTTCCGTAATCTTTTCCATCGTATGTAGGAATGCAACACTCTTGATACTCTCCATTTTTGCGATAATCAAACAATTTGAAATTCACCAGTTCAAAATGCTTGTTAATTTCATCTGTCAAAAGCTCATTCTTCTTTCTTCCAAGAAGTGACAACTGATATAAGATTTTCTCTGCATCCGCTTTTGCCTGTTCGCACTCAATGCGTTTTGATTGCAATTCCTCAATCTGTTCGTCAATTCGAGAATTATTCTCCGAAAGAGCAATTCTCTTATTGACGATATCAAGTTTTTCCTGTAAATCTGCAAGCTGCGTTTTAAGATCGTCATTTGCGCCGGACTGGCTTGAATACTTCTCTGCAATCTTCTCTCTTTCGCTGATTTCAGCTTTCAGAGCGGTCACATCTTCTCTATCCCATACATCAACATATTCTGGAAGTCCGGAAAATTCTGACAACAAGTAATCAAGATCATCTGCGAGTTTGTTTCTCTTGACCTCGTTCTCTTTTTTACTTTCTTCCAATTCTACAAGAAGATTTTTAGCTTTATCAACATTGGATTTTGCATTTGTTCCGTCAATTTCAATCTTTTTGAGCCATTCGGCATTTTCCTTTTCAAAATTGGAAACCAGCCGATCGTGCTCTTCTTCCGGTAAATCTCTGCGGCAAGTGGGGCAAATAGCTGTGTTTTCGTCAAATTTTGCCGATTTAGCGTGCTTCCACAGTTCTCCAAGACGTTTTCTTTCAGCATTTCCGTATTCAATATCTTTCTGACAGTTTAAAATTCTCCTGTCAATATCCTTTAATTCGCTATCAACAGCATAGATTTTATTAGAAATCTCTCCAGTTCTGTAATGAAGGTCCTGTCTGCGCTTTGACAATTCCTCGTTAGCCTGTCTCTTGATTTCGGTGATTTTCTGCTGCAACCGCAAGATTTCATCATTATTTGTAGTAATCTCCTCGATCTGCTTCGAAAAATCACCCTGTTTTGCCTTTACATCATCAATCTTTTTCAGCAGATCATTCTTCGCAAGTTCAAGCTCCGCAACGTCAATGTCAACCTTTGCAAGTTCAAGGCCCTCAATCCTCGCCTGTAATACTTCGCCGTCCTTGCCGTAAACCTCTTTGATTTTTCTGATCGTTGCATTCTGCATTGCCTCAATCTCGGATTTAGAATACGTTTCTAGGAGCTTTGCAATATCGGATGTAGATTTATCCATCATTGCAATTTCAAGGTCTGTATGACCCTCAGACATAGCAAAAAGCGTATTACGCATCTGCTCTCTTGCTTTCTTATCCTTCATGCCAGAAAGAAACATATCCGGGTGAGAAAGCTGTAAGAAATTGTCAAAATCAAGCCCATATTCAGCCATTTTCGACTTAAAATCTCTCTCACCATATGCTACGCTGTTTACTTCATAGCTGTTAGTCAAGGATACGGTGCTGATACCATCTGCATTAGGCTTTGACTTCTTGCATTTCTGCATCTTCGTGACTGTGATTTCTTTCCCGTCAATATCGAACACCGCCGTAACTGTAGGTGTGCATTCCCTGTTGTCATTAGGTCTGATTGACGGGTTGCTATTCAACCCATAGTCCTTATCGCACATAACCCAAAAATACGCATCTGCAATCGTACTTTTTCCGGCTCCATTCTTTCCTAATACCTTGACGTTAAAATCAATGTCAAGATTATATTTTTCAGACTTCACACCTTTAAAATCCGTGATGATAAGTTTCTTTAATCTCATTGCTACTCCTCCACCTCCACATCAATCCCAGTACACTCACGGAATATATCTGGGTCAAAATTCGGAATGCTACGGATAATGTTACGGTCTCTTTCGGCTAAACCATCCCACCACATCTGCGCACATTCAGATTCATCAAGCACTTTCAGATAACCGCCTGTTGTTTCATGCGTTGGATGCTCTGCCTTTTCTTCATCTATCATGTCATAAGAATAGACCCATTCAACAACATTCTTTGATATGTGGTTCAGTAAAAACCTTGCATCTGACTGCAACCAATCGTTATATGACCAATCAGAAGGTTTATTGAATAACATGATCTTCTGTTCTTCTGTACAGAAACAGCCAGTATTAAAAGACGATTTGTTCCAGTCCCCGGTGTTCCAGTCCCCGGTGTTCCAGTCCCCGGTGTTGCTGTTCCCGGTGTTCCAGTTCCCGGTGTTCCAGTTCCCGGTGTTCCTGTTCCCGGTGTTCCAGTTCC